TAGCACCCCAGTCAATACCACAATATATTCTTTCATTATCTCCTACTTGTCCGAGTCTAAACTCATTCTTGCCACATTCTTCCATCATAGCAACCGTGATAGGAATATCATCACCGCCATATGATTCACCCAATACCTCATTATAGAAACGTCTTCTACTGTATTTGGTACTATTCTTTTTCCTCATTATTTCATCAGCTGTTAGCCAACAAACCATTAGTTGATTAATATGATAACCACGAAATTCTGGCTTCCTCTGAGGATTGGTAGCCATCCATCTACCATTATTTCTATTAAGAGGTTTCTGGCAATGAGGGCAACCATAATACCAATCTGGTTCATCGGCATATTGTCCGCTATCAAGGATATTTTCCATAGTTATTGGTGCTTCACGCCCACAATGCTCACATGTTACAAACCAATAATGTTTATCTGAAGCTTCCCATTGTTGATCAAATTGTATGCCTGGCATTTTGGGTGTACCAAGAGTTAATGTTTGTTTATATTCTGAATGTGATGCACCTTCGCCCACAACAGTTTCTACATCATCAGGGTGGTCTTGACGTTCATCATAGACTATAAAGTCTATGGTAGTTCCTCTGGCAGCATCTCCGACAGTATCTTTTCTTGATTCCCACGTGCCACCAAGAATATAAAAGTTGTATGGCGATAATCCTTTATCATTTGGCTGTTTAGTGAATTTTCTCATTATTTGCTCTGAATTATGTAAATCATACCAATTCTTTATATACTCACTATCCATGATAGCCGATTGTAATCTCTGTTTTGAGAATCTTTGTGCCTGTGCTGCTCGTGGAAATGTGTGTAAACCAGCAGTATAAGGGTGAGAATCTAATTTATGTAACAACCAATTCATTGAAAATTCAGACATTTCTACTTGTCTGCCTTTCATAAATATAATGTTCTGATATTCGTCACGATATGGCTGTAATAAATAATCCCTATCTTTAAATGAGAATGGCTGACCTTTAAGTATTCTTCTGCTTTCAACCCATGATACAGGGTCTATAGCAGATAATATTTCGCCAATATCTTCATCTGTTAGAGTTGTTAACGCCTGTTCTAAGGCGGTCAATAAGTTCGTATCCATTTGATCCATCTTCCATTACCTCCTTTAATATTGTTGTTAATGTATCTCTTACATTAATATTGATTGTAGTAGATTTATGACCAAGCAGGGATGGATCATTTTGTATTTCCTGATATTTCTGTGCATTCAGCATAGTTTCTCCATATATCTTGACTGCATCTAACATAGTCTGTTGTATCATACGCATATCTTTTACATTATTAATACGTATGTTACGGTCTTTTGCATCAGCCAATAATTCTGCTGAATCCTCGATTACTTCAGAAAGTCTGCCGATTAGGTCTACTTTCTGTATTTTTGCTACCGATTTGTTGAACTCCTCAGTAATCATCATCTGCTTTGCCTGAAATTCTGGTGTTGCTTGCAAGTCTTGCATTAATATAGCTTCTCTACTTTTAGCATATTTACTAATAGAAGCTACTGAGATATAATCTCCCATCTTTTGTAATTCTTCAGATATAAACTTGTATGGTTTATTCTCATTCAGCCAAGCATCAATTTGTTGCCTATGTTTGCTGGTAACACATTTAAGTTTATATTGATCATCACCATTAGATGTTGCATTTCGCTCTGCCATCTCTTTTGATTTCTCAGATTTAATCTGGGTATCTTTTCTTGCATCCAATCCAGCACGATCTTTCTTTACTACTTCTTGCTTGACAGCCTGTTTGGACATATCCATATATTCAGTAAAATCCAAACAAATCACTCCTTTCATAATAAATTATTCACCCGATATATTGAATATTAGATATGGGTAGACCTTCTATTCTGTATGCAAGAATTATAGGTCTTTATTGCCTTTATTTATTCTTTATACTACCTATGTATAATCATAGTTATTTTTGACTCGCATGGAATATTAATATATAATATATATTCATTCTCGTACGAGTGCTTGGCGGAAAAGATAGGTATGGACTTTATATGGATATATTATTGGCTCGCATTAGATATATACTATACATATAGGAAAAGATATATGAACTTTATATGGATATATTATTGGCTCGCATTAGATATATACTATACATAGAGGAAACTACTCCCCATCTATGTATCAGATATCTTGACAGAAGCACCCTTTGTGTGTTATAATAGTAATAGAGGGAAACACAACAGATGATATCCGATCCCCTAAATCACATTAATTAATAGGAGGTACTAATTATGGCTAAGTCAACAAAATCAACACAGGTAAGCAAGAAGACCAATACAGCTAAGGAGGACACAGCTATGAGTAAAAAGTTAACTAAGAAAGCCGAAGTACAGACAACACAGGCAACACAGACAAACAACACAGGCAGAGCAAACAGAATAACAATCGTGGTAGAAGATGGTAATTACATCGGTAGATACTATCGTACACATAGACTGCTTGCAACTATCAACAGCACAGATACCACATGGAAACCGAATGCCGATGCCAAAATTACGGCAAATAAAGATGAATTTTTCAAATGGCTGGTGGCTAATGCCCACAAGTACAACTTGCATTACGATGCTACACAGGCAACACAGGCGTGGGATAGACAACACAAGGTATATATGACAGATGCCGATGTGCAAGATGATGTTGCTAATCTCATGGCGGTGACAATGGCGCAACTTGCTAACAAATGCAAGTTTGATATAAAGATCACATCTATCATCGTTGAGAGTGTCACACCAGCCCATTGCGACCTGTCATACGTGGAATTTGGTAGATACATCAAGTCTGGTGCATGGTGCAATGCTCATGTTGATATATCAATCGGTATTGAATATAATGGACAGGCAATGGCAATCCCATACACCATGCAAATTAAATCTGGACAGATATGCAAGCCAAAGCTGACAATTACAGAATTTAATGGTCTGGTGGCTGAGGAATTTGAATTGAATAACATCACACCCGAAAATACCGATAAATAGAAAGAAGTACCCAAACAACCGTACTGTCAGCCATCGATGCCAACATCGACAAGGCAATATGGGATCGGGATTATAAAGGATACCACCAAAGACATTACAGGGTATCCCGATCCCATGGCTGAGGGTATCGATAGCCCATCATAAGTATCAGCAATAACAATTTAATTCGTAAGAGTAATGATAAATTACGCAAACGAAATATATAATAACTGGTTATCAACATCGATGCACAATAAATCAATATCACGTACCATTTCCACCGATATAATAGGAATGGTTATTGACAAGAGGGCATTCGATGTGGTATAATAAAAACAGGGAAAGGGAACAAAGGCTTCCAATCCCAAATTTACATAATATAGCCTGATATCAGGCGGAAAGATGAGGTAGAATTATGGCTAAAATTTACGATGCAAACGGGCAGAAGATGAATGTGAATGGAATATGTGATGAAATCATCAACACGATAACTGCTGAGCAGAAATCTATATTAGCAGAGCATATCAGAACATACAAAGACATATTCAAAAATTCACACATGGTAATCGCTCATGCAATACTTGACAGCTACAAATCCCTTGATAGCACAAGTGAACAGGGCATGAGGATACGTAAACTGCTGGATAACATCATGACCAAATATCAGAAATCCAGTCCAGCCAATACCGAAGACCAGTCGGCATACAATAACCTGATATCAACCATTCTCGGATAATAACATCGGATATCAACAAGTAGGTTATTTGATAGTGGGCATTTGGGTGAATATAAGCCAATAAGCAAGTGCCCACAATTGAGATAATCTACTCAAATAAACCAACAACAAATAAATTGCCCAAATGGGCGGAAAGATGAGGTATTACTATGGCTAAGAAGATTACAGTTGAGAGCGTAAAGGCTCTGGCACAGAAGATGTACAATCAAGGTGCAGATTTCATCGTTGAATGTATGGAAGATGCAGAAATCCAGTCAGCTATTGATGGTGGTCTAACAAGCAAAGCAAAATGGATTGGATACATCAAGGAATAC